ATCTTCCTGCGACATTCTTCCAGAGTCCCCCAATCTCACCCAGTTCCAATAGACCATAGTAACGGTCAAGACCACGACTATCATAATAGAGACGTATTTCAACAGTCTTATTCTCCTTACTTAAACGTGATTTGTGAGTCTTTGCTTTGATAATGTTTCCGATGACTTCTTTTCCATCCTTCTCTTTTTTCTTGCTGAGATAAATGATTGTACTCGCTGCGTACTTGAGACCGCTGCCTCCTCCCATTTCTTTTGTAGGTACGTAAGAACCAATGACATCGTAGGTGTGATTTGTGACTATAAGTGGAATGTTTGCTTGACCAAGTTTAAGAGTGAGCATTCTAAATGCACCCTTTACAAGTTGAGATTTGGTCATATCCCTAACTTGCTTATCATCTAGTGCATCCCTGATCTCTTTCTCTGTAGAGAGCATACCCAAGGAGTCTAACACAAACAAACAAGGTTTGCGTTCATTTATGTCCTTCTTAAGATATATATCTACTGCCTTAAGTGCATTTGTTCTGAATTCCTCAATAGTTACAACATTAATAACAACCAATCTATTTAAGTCAATTCCCCTATCTGCCAAAAGAGACTTGTTAACAGCGGCTTCAGTGTCAAAATATAAGCAGTAACCATCAGGATTACTATCAAGGAAGTTTTTAACGACAGCGAGACTGAAAAAAGTTTTTCCAGTGCTAGACTCACCAGCAATAGCAGTAATCTTGTTCCCAGATACACCCCCAAATATAGAACCTGAAACAAGTCCATTAAAAATGTACGAGCCTGTGTCCACATATTTTTCAGTGTCATCAATATCTGATGCCAATTGGGTATACTCATTACCTATCTCCTTTACAATGTCTTTTAAAAAATCCATATCAACCAAAGAATAATTCCAAATTAACAGTTTTCTCTACATTCCATCCAATGGCATCAAGAATAATCTTGAGTGGTTCCAAGAATGACTTCTCAAATTGTAGATCATAATCAATATACTTGTCAAGACCAAGTTCTGTGGGAAAGTCCTGAATAAAGGATATAACATTCTCATGAATAACATTTGGTTTTTTAAGATAGCAGAACTTAATCTTCTCACCATTCTGTATGAGTGAATATTTATTATTCAAGTTGTTCTTGTTTATATAATGATTGAATAGAAGAGCACCTCTTGCATGTATGGGAGTTCCCTTAGTATAGATGGTAGAAGATGCCTTATACTTCTTAACATCTGATACTGTTCTGGGAAAAGCAATATCTTCTGGAGGAAGAGACTTGAATTTTTTTCTAGCATTATCAATAAACTTAATTACATCATCTTCTGTCCCACTCATCATAATCTTAAGACCATCCTTAATCATTTGCCTACATGGTGCAGGTGTAGAAGATTTAACTGCCTCAATACCCATCATCTTCAACTTAGGTTCATCATATCTAACACCCTCACTGTCCCATACATTCAGAATATATCTCTTCTTAGCAGTCCAGATACCCCTCTCAGCAATGTTCTCCCTCTTCATGAACATCTTCTGCTCATAAGCATTTAGATACCTGGCCAACGCTTCATAAGCACCTTCAATAAAAGGCTCAAATTCATTCTCACACACCTTGTTAAGGAACCCAAC